TTTCATACAAGTGTTTTAAATATTGTTCAAGAAAATTAAAAGAACCTTTACTAATCCACTTCTTTTTCTTTTCTAATGATTCCTCAGTAGTGCTTGTTGTTCTTCTTAAGAAAGCAGTTAAAGCATTTCTAATTGATTTGTATTGTTCTAATGCTGAAAAATAAGGTAAGTATTGTTGTGCTCTTTCAGTAGGTACAGTTTTATCTACTCTTATAGTACCCTTTAATCTATTTTTCTTTAATGGGTCTTTTCTAATACCTACTACTTCTTCTGATTCAGCACCAACGGCTCTAGCATAAAGATTTTTCATATTTAATTCTGTTTCTTTAGGTAAATCAATTTTAACTTTAATATTTGATTGTACTTTACTTGATAATTTTTTAGGTACTTTTATTGTATCAGCATCAAAAATACGCTTTGTTTGTCCTTTAGAATCTGTTGTTCCTGTACCTAATAATGCTAAAAAATCATCCTTTTCAACAGGAATAGGTCTATCTCTAAATTCTGTTCTTTTACCACTTGGGTCTTCTTTAGGTGCTCTTGGTTCTTCTAATTTAACCCATGTACCAGCACCATATTCACCTATAATCTTATTAATTTCTCTAGCATATTTTTCTGCATACTTTTGTAATAAATTACCTACTAATTGTGGTTCTGTTCTTGATACCCAACTTTTTAACTCATCTATATCATCTATTTCAGCAGTATATAATTCACCGTCATCTTTAGTTTCTTTAACACTTATAGGGTATAATTCAGTATTATCAAAACCGTATATTTCTATAAATTCGTTAAAATCAAGTTCTACTTCTTCATTATTTTCTATTGCGTTAGCAATATTTCTAGGAATTTTTAATTTTCTAAGATATTCTTCTTGCATTTCTTTTCTTTTGTCTGTATAGTCTTTCCAAGAAACACCAAATGTATCTTCAAATGCTTGTTGATTTTCTTCCCATCTAATAAAATCTTCTCCAATTAAATTACCTAAAGCAATTGCCGCTTTAGGGTCATCAGGGTCAAAAGATAATCTAAGATAAAACCTTTGAGCATCCTTTGTATTTTGTATTACTTCTTTTAATGTAACTTCATCATTAAAAGTAAAATTTTTCATTTGTTCTAAAATCTCTTCAGCATTTTCTATTTGTTGTTTTTGTTCCTTTTGTTTTAAAGCAAATGCTTCTATAACTTCAGGTGATGAATCATCATTTATACTTTCTTTTAATGCTGAGATTTCTACTTTAGCATTTCTAATAATTCCCATTAATTCTTTATATGTTTTACCTTGTTGAAAATCTTCTTCAGGTGTATCAGCAATAGAAAAACCTTTTGGGTTTTGTAAATTATATCCATATGGGATTTTAACTGTTTTTTCTTGATAAGAACCATCTTCTTGTTTTTCTTGAATTTGAGTTTCTACTTGTTTTGTATATTTATCAGGATTATCTTGTAATTCTAATAATGTAGAATTAAGCAATATTTCTAATGCTTCTTTATTAATTTGATTAAACCTTTCTCTATTAAAAGGTAAATCAGGGTCTGCCTCCCATTCACTTTTACTTGATAACCATGTTGTTAAACCATCTTGAACATTTTGTTGAAACTTCATAGGTCTTGTAGTAGGAATAATAAATTGGTAAAAAATGCTTAAAGCAACATCTTTATCCCAAACTGTTCCATCTTCAATTTCATCAACCTTTCTAAAATCACCTACTAATGTAGATGCTTGGTCAATTGCCGATTCAGTATCTTCTTTAATAAAGTCGCTCATTCTTTACACCCCCTCAAGAGTGTAAAACAAATGCTTCTAAATTAGTCCATGAAGAACATTCTACTCTTAATCCACTTCTACAAAGAATACCATCTGTATAATGAAACTCAATAGTAGAAGAAGGAGTACACACATATCTTGCTACAAGATTTGTTGTTCCTGTTCCCGTATTATCTGCATAAATAGATACTGTAACTGCCGCACTTATTGTATCTGTTGGAGTTAAAATAACCCCATTAAACACACAAGGACTACTTGCAGTTAACTGAACATTTGTATTGTCTGTTATTCTTGTACTTTGAATTCTACCCATTTTATATCACCTATATGCTTTCGCTGAGAAGAACTAGACAGGACACCACTAATAAAGGTAGTGCCCCATCTAATTCTAATCATTTTACTTATTGTAGTAATTCTAGCAGTTTTGCTTTATTATCTAACTTTTTGTATTCCAAACCCTTTTCATCACATAGGGCTTGTAATTCTTTTTTAGTTAGAAGGGATAAGTCAACACTTTCTTCTTCACCTTCAGATTCTTCACTAGATTCTTCTACTGCTTCTTCAACCAATTCTTCGGTTTCTTCAACAACAGGTTCTTCTAATACTTCTTCTGCTGATTCTACAAGTGTTTCATTCTCAATTTCCCAACCTTCAGCGTTTCTTACTTTTCTTACGAATGTATCACCGACTTCTTTCCATATATTAGGAGGAAACTCAATCCCATAAAGACGAGCAAACCCCAATGTATATCTGATTCTAGCCAATGAAATCACCTTAAATTAAGCCCCAAACACGGACTCTTACAGAACCCACATTAGTATCGCTTGTTGTAGATGCACTACCTAAGTCATCAGCATAATGTAATTTAAACGATGATGCTGATTCATAAGCCCCTGTTTCTGCAACAATAACAGGTTGAATCACATAATGATTTGGATTTTCTGCCCCTGTTACTACTACACATGACACGGTTGATAAACCACATTCAGCCGCAGTAACTACTACTCCGCCTGATGGTAAATTTGTACTATCTACACAAACATCAACTACATATTCATGCCCCATAACTCTTGGTGCAGTAGAACCTAAATGGTCTGCCAATAATGTTACTGTATGTGTCGTCATTTAATATCACCTATTAACTCCAATAACCTCATTGAAGGTTAGTAATCTTTCCTTGTCCTTTAACGAATGTGCAAACTACTTCACCGATGGTTCTATACATTCCTCGGTTTCCAAGTTTGCCAACACCGAATGGGTCGCCTGAATCAATTCCACCTTCAAAGTATTCGGTTGGTTTTAATGTAGCAAAGTGCAAGTGGTCAGTATCTAAGATAAAGATATCACTTAGTCCACTACCTGAACCTGTACTTCCCATTTCCTTTGTTGGAATAATTGGAATATCATGGTATGTAGCAACCTTAAATCCGACTTCTCTACCTTTAACACCTTTAATACCATTAACAGTAGGCATAACTTCTGCTCTACCCATATATCGCTCTTGTGCTTGTAGTAATTCACCCAATGCTTGAATAGTATCATATCCAGTTAGAATAACCTTTGGAGATGCACCACGAATTTGAAGTTCTCTTAATGCAGTATTAAGAAGATTCAAAGTCAAGTTTCTACGAGAAGCATATGAAGAACCAAAGTCAATGAAAGCATCTAGCCATTCATTTCCATCAGCACTTCTATCATGTCCGTAAATGTGGTCATATAGACCCAAATAAGCATCATCATTATATCCACCTGTGAATAATCCTGAACCGCTAGTAGTGTCCATAGCAATTAATTCAGCCTTTGAAGAAATAATCTTATACAAAGACATTAAATTGTTTTGAATACCTGTTAATGGTGCACCTGAATTATCCATTGATTCAAGAGGCATAAGTAGCATGTGGTTCATGGCTTCAGCGTGTGAAACACCAACTTCTTCTCTATAAGCAGCCATAATATCACCAATACCATCATCAAGTTTCGCCATAGCAGCAGCAAGTTCTGAAATTTCAAACTGATGTGCAATAGTTTTTGGCGAACAGAATAGGGTAGAATAAACAGGCTTAATTGGGCTAAATGCTTCATTAGTGTTAGTAGTAAAAGCAGCGTTTTCAGCAACACCACCAATTAGTCCTTCTGTTTGTCCTGTTTCATCAGTTCCACTACCAGTAGACCAAACATCACCAGCACCACCCAATGCTCTTTCTGTTAAAACTCTCCAACCGCTAGAAGACCAAGGCTTCTTAGGTAGCATAGCAAATGCATTAATTTCACGGTTTAACATAGACCAAACTTTCTGTCCGTAAATGAGGTTATGTAGTGCTTTCGTTCCTGTGTTCAAACTTCCATCAGCGTTAGTTACATCATGTGTTCCATGAATACCCGAAGTCAAACCACTAGCCTTTAATAGACTACTAAATTGACCTGTACCGTAGGTTGCTCTTTCTAAATCTTCAATTGTTCTAATTTGATTAATTCCTGACATTTTTTATCACCTTTATTTCTTATATTCTTTGAGTGTTAAACTCTCAAAGGGAAGAAACCTCCCTAACGAGTTCATTAACTTGTTCCCAAGATAGTTCGTGAATGTTGTTCATCTTAAGAACAATATCTTCGGGAATAGCAGGTGCAGCGTTAGCCGCTTCTACTTGCTTTGCAATAACTGAATTGTTGCTTTCTAAAGACTTTCGGAGTTCAGCAAACTCATTCTTTAGTGCGCTAACTTCAGCAGATGCATCATAGTTTTCCTTTGCGATTGCATCGGATTCCATCTTTAATTCTGCTTGATAACGAGCCTCAAAGTTCTCCTTAACAACATCATACATTCTTGCTTCTTCTTTTTCAGCCTTAAATTGAGCATAAGCCTTAGCAAGGTTTTCCTCGCTCAAGTCCAAAGTAGGAACATCTTGTGCTTTTCTTGCTAGATACTCACTATACTCCGAACCATATCTACCTGTTAAAGCACCATCAATTCGGGTTTGGCCTGTTGGATTATCTCCGTAGACAATTGATTCAGCCTTTGCTTCCTCGTCTACTTCCATCTTTTCATCTTCTTCTTCTGCTTTGTATGACATGGATTCTTCATCATCCATTTTATCTTTCATAGCCATGTTTTCTTCATCATCACCCATAGCCATCATTTGCTCATCATCGCTTTCTTCCTTCGCAATAGTTGAATTGACCTGTTCTCTCAATTGAGAAACAATGCCGTTAAATTCTTCCAATGCTTTATTAATTTCATCTGACATTTTATCACCTTTTTTGTTTTCGTAATTTTTTTGTTCTTTAATTATTTCAAATTTTGCTTCGGGGTTTATTCCCTCTTCGCATATAGTTACTTCGTGGAGTTCTAATTTATCTATTTCTTTATATGTACCAATATCAGGGTCATATCTATTTGCCTTACTCATGGCTTGACCACCAATACTGAAAGAGCGCAATTTGCCTCTCCTAATATCTCTTGAAACTTCTTTTGCTTTTTCAATGTCGTTTCTCATTTTAATAACAACAAAGAAACCTGTATCATCACAACCTGTTTTTAATACATTACCTTCGGAATCAGTCCAATTATCAATAACTTCTCCGACTTGAACATTAGAATGGGTAATCATAACATTCTTAAAATCACCCTTCATAAAATCAGCAGATGCTTCACGGATTGCTTCTAATGTAATAAGGTCATTTTGCTTATCTACAACATCTACTGAAGCATAACCAGCAATAATTAGTGGTTCGTTTTTATTACCCTTTAGGATAATTAATTCCGAACCATCAGTATAACTACTACCTTTCATAGTAGGAACTAACATCATGCTCATCAACCTTATATTTGTTTGTACAACTATATAAACTAAACTGATTATTCAGTATATTTTAATGATTTATTTTCATCTTGTTCTATATTCCACATTCCTTCATCACTATCTTTGTCTGTGGGTTTAGTTTCATATCCTGTCCACGCAATCCATGTTTTTTGACCGTCTATTGGTACTACTCTAAAATGAAATTTACCTGAATACAATTTACCATCTAATAAATATTCATGGTAACCATCTCTTTGAGAACCTAATTTAATTGTACCTTTATCTAATAATTTATTTTTATCTATTTCATTTTCTAACTGTGCTCTATATTTACCTGCTTTACCAAATAATTCATACAAATCTTCAGTTTCACTTTGTTCTATTCTCCAAGACATTTCTTTATCTTTATAATTAAATATAAAATTTAAATCACCATCATCTCTTTTCCAAACTTCATATGTATTTTCATCTACTTTAATAATAGGTTCTTCATCTTTGACTAGTACCTTTTCATCATAACTAAAAGAATCCCTATTCTTATTATAGTTAATTCCATAAGCAGGTCCTTTTTCCATAATCATTCTAGACAAACTTTTTTCTATATTTTTAGTATCAGAAAATAATCTATTAACAATACTAGGTAAAGCCTTTTTAATTTTATCAACTAATTGATTTGATTTTAATTCACCATCAATTAATTGTTGTTGAATATAAGTATATAATATACCATTATCTTTAATATATGCTTGTCTTAATTCATCTTTCCATATATCTATATCAATAATAGCATTTTTAGACATTAAGTTATTTTCATAAAATCCTGATAAAACAAAACCATCTGTTTCAATAGATGTTTTTAATATAGTATCACCATGAACACCATCTGATAATTTGTACCCTTTTTCTAATGCCTCAATAGCATAATCTTTTGCTGACTTTTTATTATCTTTAGATAAAAATTCTAATGTAATAATTTTTTCTGCTTCTGTAACTTCAGGCTTTTCAATAAACTTTGCACTATAAATTGAAAAACCATTAGCAGTTTTCTTTACTTCGTCTACCTTTACTCGGATTATTGAACCATCTTTTACTTCAGTTTTAGTATTAAGTGCTTTACCAACACTTAGATATTTTTTACCATCTACTTCTACTAATGGTTTATAATCTTCATTATCAACAGGACCAGCACCTAAACTATAACTAAATGTACCATTTTTATTTTCTCTTGTAGATAATACAATTAAATCTAAGTCAACAAACTTTTTCCATTTAATCCACTTTGGATTTTTCTTCTTACCTACAACATAAGATGATTTAGCATCTTTAATTACTACACCTTCTGATGTAGGATTTTTCATAATTGTTTTAGAATATTCTTCTATTTCTTCTAATGAATCAGCAAATCTTGTATTACTTTTATTTGGAAATCTAAGATATTCATCTGAATGTGCTGAAAAATTATTCATTAATCTAGTTAGTCTATCTTCTAACTTTTCATTCCAAACATCTTCTCCTTCTAATCTCATTATATCAAACACATTTACTTTTAATTCATACTGTTTATCACCTTTTTCTGAATTAATAAAAGCAATTGTATCTGCTCTATGTAATGGTTCGTCTTGATTATATAATGTAACTTCTCCATCTAAAATACATTTAGGAAACTTTTCATTATCTAATATCTTAATTTGTTTATCAAACTTAGATGTAATATCTCTATTATTAAATGAATAAACTTTGATAGTATCTGTTTTATGAATTTGTATTCTCATACCATCATATTTTTCTTGTACTACCCATTCACCTGTAAAACCTTTTAATTCTTTAATATCATCTATTTCAAAAATTCTATACATTGGTTTATTTGGTACAATAAAATTATTTTTAGTACCTTTATCTTCTTTTAATACTCTTTTAGAATCAACTAATTCATTCCATTCTTGAGGTGTATGTTCAGTAGTATAAACCTCGTAAAGTAATTCTCTTGCTGCTGGTAATTTAGTTTTTAATCTTTTAATGTCAACATCTTCACCATAGTTAGTTTTAACCCAATCATATATTTCTCTATCTGTTAAATCTAAACCAACATAACCTTCTGTAAAATTATCAGGAATATCTACTTTATCTTCCCAAGTATCTAATGCCCCTCTACCTGCTCTATATGCCCAATGTAAAAACATGGCTAATACAGTTTTATCATCAACTAGTTTTTCAGTAATCTTTTCACCGAATTTCTTTCTAAATGGGTCATTAGTTAAAGATGAATCATTCTTTAAATTTTTCATAGTTTCGTAAACTCTTTTTGCTTTAGCACCTTTAGGGTCTTTTACTGCATCGGAATATAATAAATTTTCTTCCATTTTATCTCT